GCCTCGTGTTGCCCATAGACTGAATCCCCGACTGAATCCCCGACTGAAGCCCTGACTGAAGCCCAGACTGAATCCCAGACTGAAGCCCTGACTGAAGCCCTGACTGAATCCCAGACTGAAGCCCTGACTGAAGCCCTGACTGAATCCCCGACTGAAGCCCAGACTGAAGCCCCGACTGAAGCCCCGACTGAAGCCCAGACTGAAGTCCAGACTGAATCCCCGACTGAATCCCACTCTTTCACCAGTAAGATAGTTTTTGGTGTAACGAGTGGCGCATCAAGTTTTAGAGGATTAACCGGGTTAATTGCCGCAACTAGATTAACCCTCCCGTAAACATCGGCCTTCCATTTCCCCAGCGCATCCCAACACATTTTCTTGTGCCTTTCCCTAAGCCAGCGAGGCGTAGTATTCTCGTCCACCTTGAAAGTCCATTTGCCTTCTGGGTGTAGATACCCGCCATCCGGTGTTATTTCAATCTTGGCAAACTTAATGAGGTCGCCATCTGTGGTATCATCCTTGAGTTTGTTATCACTGATGAGTTGGTCGTGTGAATCAACCCCTGCCTTCCAATAGACAGTATCCTTTGTTACAATACAGGAAAACGCTTTACACATTCTTAATTACCCCTCTCTTAACTAATATTTCTTTATCGGTAGCCGGTTTACTTTTGAGTTCGCCCATAGCACCACAATTCCAGCACCGCCACCATGTCTTACCCCTGACAATCTCGTCCCGGTCTTCAGTCCCGCAGTTCGGGCATTTCATACTGCCGCCTCCATATTCGATAATTCTTGAGCATAACCACCCCATGAGATGTTATCCAGCCTGCTCATCTCTTTGACGTTGTTTTGAGCGATGGCATGGTCTTCACAATAGCCTATCTTATCTGACAGGTCATTGTAAAATCCACAAGCCCAGCAGAATTGATGCTCCCCGTGCCGGTCACAGTCTGACATTAAAGGGGATTTACACCTGGGGCATTTATCCAGCTTGACACCCTGTTTTATATTGACTGTCATTTTATATCTGCCTCAATCCACAATGGCCTGTAAGCACATTCCCCAGCCCAAGCCATAGCTCACATCCTCCTTGCTGGCAGGTTATCGGGAAACGCAAGTCCCTTGTCATTATGGGGCAGATTTTGCCGGGTGCTGGCTCTGGCTCGATAGCCGTTTGATTTTGCTCTTTGATGTAGTCTTCAAATTCCTGCCGTGTTAGCTTCATGTTACCCCCCTCGACTATTAGTTTATTCCAGTATGGTTACCCTGTCAAATTAAACCGAATAAAAGTTAAACGCTATATTGATATTCAAATTGCCCAATGCCTAAACCCTGTTAGTTATACTTTTGACTTATGGTTAAACCTCCCAATTAAGCGTTGATACCATCCCAGGCGTGGCCGATTAACTCTATAACACCTGCTACTGATTAGTGTTAGTGTATAGGTTGGCATTTTAGTTAAGCCGTTCAAGGATACAACGGGATAGCCTGAATTCGTCCAGGTGCCAGCGTTCAACTACTAGAACGTTATAAATTGCGCCGATAATCATATCCTTAACAGGCATTTCGTACCTGTTATTTACAACGATTGGCGCAATTGGATTATAAGCCTTGATGCTATTCCGCATCTCATTTATTATTGGCTTGATGCTATGGGCTGGCAAGTAATACTGTTCAAGGCATCCTCTTTTAATTGTAGCCATATTATCCCTCCCCTTATAGGCCGCCGGTATCCGGCCTCCAGGCTATGATTCCAGTTTAGCTACTATGCCGATACAATCAGAGCAACCCTTTGCCTTTGATTCTTTGGCACGTTCCAGCACTAACGCCCTATTGAATAATCCCTCATTCGGCACAAGCCATTCCCGCGCGTGTTGTTTCTGAGATACAGTCAAAAGATTCTGCCAGCGTGTAACCTTTTTCATTTCTAATCCCTCCCTTTGCCTGCCGGGGTTGTCACCGGCCTCCAGCATTACCGGCGGACTATGCCGCCGTGACTCTGCTATCTGGCTGATAGACTGCGATTTAGCGGTAAGGTGCTGAAGCTTCCGGCGGTTACGTCTGCCGTGATAACCTGGTCAAACTTAACATCGTCATAGGTGTATTCGTCTATTTCAGCTTGTGATAATTCCCAGTCTGACATGACTACAAACTCCCTGCTCCCTGATTCGTTGCTAAATTGGTAGATGTAAATGGTTTCCATATTCTTTTTTCCTCCATCTATATTCAGGCTGTCTGCCTGTTATAACCTGTATGATTCCGCGCATTCGACTGAACAAAACTTCTGATATTTATCTTCCGGTATGAATTCAGCCCCGCACCATTCGCAGTCTTGGGGATTATCCTTCCATATCCTTTTCCTTTGTGCTGCCTGCTATCCAGTCAGGTCTTATACATTCAATATATACGCCTGCTATATGGCTGTCAATAGGGTTAACACAAGGTGATAGGCACAAAACAAAAGAATATTTTAACAAACTGGCTTATTGTGTTGTTATGGTAAGCTAACAGGCTGATATACATTATATGGGCGCATGATACCGGCGCATTGTGGGTTGATTGTAGTCCTGACGTGACCGGTGACCGATTATGCCAGGGTAAGCGTTCAGGCATGAGTACCCATACTGGAGTGAGTAACAACATAAAAGAGACGCACTAGAATGTGAGTCAATAGTAAACGATAGGCCATTATGCCGGCACTTGACAGAGGGGTGTACACTAATAGTAGAGGGGGTGCGACATAATGCACAACTAACCGGGCGGCCTGGATTAACCCCTGCCAGATGTAATACCGCCCGGATTATGATTGTATTTTGTTTGCGTAACCCTTGCCGATGATGGTATACACTACGCAACAACAGGGCACAGTATGGGTACAGCCTATTAAGAAACAGTATAAGAGGTACTCTAGCCTTGACCAGGGCGGGGCGAGGGCAGCTGCCAGATATGTTCGGGTATATGCTGGTGGGTACGCTGGTGGGTACGCTGGTGGGTCTAACCGCAAGCCGACACCCACCAAGTTAGACAAGCCTAACATTCTACGCCTAAAAGACCATTAAAACCACGCCTAAGACTACATAAACATCATTGTGCGAACCAGTATTACGAAGGGTTCGTGCAGGCGTGGGTGTGTGTAGGAGTAATGATTGAACTCAAACCCAATATTTAAGTTTAAAAAGCATTTAGGCACAAAGGGGCAAGAGGCGGGTATGAGTTACAGTAATAAAGAAGAAGAAAGAACAGCAAGCAGAGAGCGCATGCGGCGTAAAAGGGCGAAAGGCGTAACAAAAGGTATTACAGAAGGCGTAACATCCCTGCCTAAAGGCAGGGAAAACACTGGGCTGAGGCAAGAATATGTTAGTGGGGAGAGTGGGGGGAGGATACCGTTAAGGATATTGACCGACCCCAGTTGGGTAGGATTGATAAGGTATTTAGGGAAGGAGTTAGACAGACCTGCCTTTCTGAGTGGGAGAATGAGTGAGGTTGTGAGGCTAGGGACGAGTGGTATAACGGTCTTAGAGGCGAATGAGATGGTGGAGTGTATCGGGTAGGTGGAGAAGATACTAGAGCTTGAAGATGGTATTACTCGGTTTCAGTGTGATTGTTTAAGTCCAGAGGATGCTCTGGACGTAGAGGTATCGAAAGACTTTGGGATAACGATTACGATGATATACGAACCGGTAGGGTTCTGGAAGAGGGTTAAGGAAGCCATTTCGGTATTACGTGGGAAGTTCTGTTGGAGAGAGTTCGTATTGAGGGCTGAGGACAAAGTTGAATTAAGGAAGTTACTTGAAGACCACGGTTAAGCAGTTTAAAGAGTTCAAGACCGAGTTCAAGAAGTGGCAGGGAATCTTCGGACTTAACGGGTATCAAGTTTATTTCAAACATTGCCAGTTAGATAATGATTTCGCCCAGATAGCACGGCAACCGAGTATGATGGTAGCAACAGTTAGCTTATGTTTAGAGGTAGCTGGAGATGACGCTAAGTTTCTTGATGTAAAGAAGAGCGCACGGCATGAGGCAGTTCATCTTTTACTCAGCAAGTTAAGCGACTGTGCTACTGAAAGGTTTATAACAGAGGCAGATATTACCCAGGCAGAGGAAGAAGCGGTCAACCGGATAGTGAGTGTGCTATGAGAGTCCTGACAAACGATAAGGTATGCTGTAAGCGATGTTGTCCGTGTGCGTGTCATACGCATGACGGAGTTAAGTGTGCCTGTCTTAAAGTCACAGTAAGGGAATGTTGCGGAAAGAAGAAATGATAGACATAGTTATCTGTTCTGGGTGTGGATGTGTCTTTGAGTGGGATGGTGTTAAGACAGAACTACCTGAGGGGTGCGAACTGGTAGAGTCGCATTACTACTGTGACAAGTGCGAAAAGACCAGGATGATAAAAGTGCCGATGGTAACGTCGGCTTATGAGAATTAAGGGACGTGCAATGAGTTATGCGGTTGATGTAAAGACAGAAAAGAGGACTCGGTTAGCCGAATGGCTGGCTACGCCCAAGTATCTTCGGAATCCTCCGGGCAAGCGTGGGTTATGTCAGGAATTAGGTGTTACAAAGGTTACACTCATAGCGTGGGAAAAGGAACTGGCTAAACTACAGAAAGAAAAAGCGGCTAACGAGGACAACGACCGGTTAAAAGCGGTTAAGGATATGCTTTATAAAGAGGCGGTAGAGAAGGGAAAGGTTAATGCTGCTGAATTATACTTGAGGGCTACCGGACAACTGGTAGATAAGACAGAAACGAAACTTAGTTTGGAGTTAAGTGCCGACCAAATTGACAAAGCAACCAGAGACGCAGAGGCAAGAGTTAGAGCAGAGCTTGTTAGACTCAACTGTGGAGTGGATAGCGTGCAAGAGCAGTCCGCTGTACTTCTTCAGTAAGTATGTCTATATTGAGAACTCTGCCTCGTCTGATAATAAGGTAATCAAGTGGGAATCATGGCCTTATCTTATAGACACGCTAAATGCGTTTCAAGAATACAGGGAAATCATTATCCTGAAAGCACGCCAGTTGGGTATATCGTGGCTGGTATGCGGATATGCCGTATGGCAGATGACGTTCTATCCCAACTCCAATATCCTCATGCTGTCAAAGGGTGAGGCAGAGGCGTGGGAGATGTTAAGGAAGTGCCGGTTTATTCACAGGAGATTACCTACCTTTCTACGAAAGACAATCGGACACGATAACAGGGGTGGGTTTGAGTTCCCTGAGAATGAAAGCCGTGTTATGGCTTTGTCCAGTTCCGCTTCGGCTGGTGTCGGTTATACGGCAACCTTGGTTGTGAGGGATGAACTTGAAGAACATCCAGAGGGCGAAAGGAACTTTGCGTTTATCGGGCCGTGTATTGACGCTGGTGGTAAGCTAATTGAGTTATCCACTCACAGCAAGGACACCAAGAACACTCACTTTATAGAACGGTATCGCAGGGCAAAGTCGGGTGAGAGCAACGGCTACGCTATGTTCCTGGGCTGGAGACTCAGGCCGGTAAGGGACGCCGGTTTAAGTTTAGATGAATGGTATGAACGGAACATAGTCCGTAAATACACGAAGTGGCAGAGAGAGGGGTTATACCCCGAAACAGAGCAGGAGGCGTTATCCCAAATATCAACCAACTCTTTCTTTGACAGAGTGGCAACTGACGTTATGCTTCTGGACAAGCTGCCGCCGATTGAAACAAGACATTCAGACATAATTAAAATATGGAAGAAACCCGTAGTGGGTTCTACATACTTTGCTTATCTAGACCCGTCAGACGGGAGTGAAGACCCTCATTGTGCGGTAGTATTGGACAGTCGGACATTTGAGGTAGTAGCGCAGTCCTGGGGCAAGGTTAAGGCAGATGTATGTGCTATGTATTTTGACGAACTGGTTAGGGAATACTGGGGTGCTTTCAACGAGTTTGAAAAGAACTCATTTGCTGGAGGGATGGTATCAGAGAAACTTAATCAGTTACAGACACCCAACCGCAGGAAGGGCGGAAAAGATAAAGATGGCAAAGACAAGTTCGGGCTGTATGTTTCCGGGAACGCAATAAGCAGTTTAAGAAACACATTACTGAACGCATTAGAGGAAGCCGTCAGGAAACATCTTATCATAGTTCACGACATGGACGCAGTTCGGGAAATACAGGAGTTTCTTAGGCCAACTGGGGACAATCCGTGTCCTCCGGCGGGCGGGCATGACGACTACATAATGGCGTTGGCAGGGGCGTGGCAGATAAGGAAAGAGTTACCGACTGCTACACATTTCAAAACTGGATATTGCGTTGGTTATGGGAGAGCCAGATGAGAACAGTAAATGAGATACGGGAATTAAAAAGTTGGCTGGTAGATGAATACCATGCCCATAGGTTACTAGAACAGGAGACTGATAGGCTGTATATCAATGATGAGGTGAAACTACCGCACATCAAAGAGCCATATGCCGAAGTAAAGCTAGGCACAGCCTTCAGGATGGTCAATACGCCTGCCAATCATATCATCACATCAAACCCACAGGTGTATGTAGAGGCGATTTCTAGTAACGACACAGCTAGGGAACGGCAGAATAAGAGAGGTTCACTCTTAAATCACTGGGCTGATATGCTTACCAGGCAGAACCCGCAACCTTATAAAGAGAGCGTGAAGAACGCATTACAAAGAGGCGAGGGCTGGATTCACGTAGTCAATAACCCGTCTTATAAAGAGCAGGCTGTATTCAATGAGCAGTTGCCGGTATCGTTCACGCTACCCGACCCGATGGTGGTATTCGGCAGTCCAGATGAATATACGGGTGTGCCTGCTGAGATTATAGTATGCTACAAGCGTGGCTATAGGACGGTCATAAACAAGTACAATCACTGGGTAAATCCTGAAGATAAGAATGACAGGAACAAACTGGTGGACTGGTTTGAATACTGGTCGCCTGACATAAGATATTTTGAGGCAGATGGTGTTCCGGTAACCGGGTATTCCAAAGGCAAGGCGTATTCAGACGGGCAGGAAAAGAACATTCTGGGCTTTGTACCGTTTGTCCACTTCTATTCGGGCTACGGCAAGGGCAGTCCAGAGAACAGACCGGAAGATTTGGCCGTGTCCAGAATTAGATTTAATCGTGGGTTGATACTAGAGAAGGCAGAGATACGGAGTGCTATCAGTTCCCAGTTGAAGCTACACAGCGTTACACGGGTTGACGCTATTGAAACGGAAGCACATCAGGGCGAGCCGGAGTTCAACTATTCGCTGGACGCCGGGGCTATGAACATTATCCCGCAGGGTTGGACGATTAAGGAACATCTGGGAAGTGAACCCGGCAGTCAGGTATTCCAGCACGCATACAACATAGACAGCGAGTTGGAGATGGACAGTCCCCCGATTCTATCCGGTATTACCACTGGCAGTTCAGGCAGGCAAGACGACATAGCGGTCAAGCAGGGTATCGCTCAGTTTGAAAGTGTGGTTGATAATGTGGGGAGTGCGTGGTCAACGGCTTTCCAGATGGGCTTACAGGTATTAAAGACAATCCCCGGACTACTTCCTGTTACAGTAAGGACAAGGAAACCGACTGACGGCGTTAAGAATCAGGTAACACTCAAAGAGGAAGATATAGACGACACCATGTGCGAAGTAATGCTGAAAGCCAAAGACCCGATTGAGGATAAGGCGATGGCGTTACAGGGCGACAGGGAACAGCAACAGGGCGTGATTGATTGGGAAACCAACTTAACAAAGTATCACGGCTTTACATCAGACGAAGCTAAAGAGATTATGAACAGGGCTACCGTAGATAAACTAGTCCTGTCTAACCCGATGTTACAGAACGCTATCACCATACAGGCTATGCGTGAACTGGGTATGGAGCAGTTTATCCAGATGGCGACAGGTCAAGCAGGGCAACCGGGGCAATCCCAACCAACTCAGCCAGTAGCAGGGCAACCCGGCACGTTCGGTGGCGCACCACGTGAGGGCAACATACAGAATGACGCAACCTACAATGAAGCGGATATGCTGATGCAGGGCTACAAAGTCAGGAACCCCCCTAATGTGATGGCATAAGATGAAAGACAATAAGTTTGAAAACATCTCAAAACTGGTCAGTGAAAGGGTATCTGGTATAGCAAAGTCTATTTCTATGGAGAATAAAGGGCAGCAACCTTTCGGTGTGCCGAAGTCAGAGCCGATAGACAGGGTGTATGTGTATGACAAACTGACTGACGCAAATAAACTATCACTGATACAGAAGCATGGGTTTGAGGCATACAAGGCATTTGAGGCAGACATAAAAAAGATTAAGTCTAACAGGGGGATAATATAATGGCTAACATACCTAACTGGGATGGCTCACAACCACAGGGAACACCCGACCTTTCGGGGAATATGCCGAATGGTGGTGTGCTGCCTACGCCTTTTGGTGGGTTGCCTCCTCAAACAACGCCTCCAGCGACACCCCCAACTGCCACCACGCCAGTCGGCAATCAGGAGTTGGCTGCGTATATCAATTATCTAAAATCATTAGGGCTTGATACTGTCCAGATAAACTCTATCATATCAGACCCCAGTAAAACAATCACCTACAATGGCACTAAATACACAGCACAGCAATTCTGGGATATGTGGGCGGCTGAAACCTATGGGGACGAACCTCCTGCCAGCCCTTATACGCCACAGGTTTCGCTCGGTGGTGGGGATGAACCACTCATACCGAAAGGTTTTTCGTATCATCCTGCTGGCTTTTTAATTGGGCCGGACGGCGAATACTACGATTACGGTGTATGGATTGACTCTGGCTACCAGTCCTTTATTCCAGTTGGTAAAGAAGCGGCTGAGTTAGCGATTGGTGCTTGGACGACAGCACAAAACAAGGGTGGTAGCGGTGGCACTCAGTTCTTAGGCGGTATCCCAACTAGAGAAACGGATTCGAGCGGTCAGGAATGGTGGGTTTACAAAGACCCAGACGGTAATATTACCAGGGTAGAACCAGTTGATGACTCAAAAGCTAGAGAGAATGAGCAGAAATTTACTTCACCTAGAGAATGGATTCAGAGGTGGGGGGTGTTCAATCCAAATACTCTACCACAAACACCAGCGTGGCTAAGTGAACATACTGGCTTACCACAGGGTGCTCCAATAGGGAATACTGCTGATGCTAAGGCGTTAGCTGCTGCCGGAAGATACCCAGCCGAAATAAACAGTAGGCCACTTAATCCGCTTGGTACTGGTAGCCCCATTCTGGCAAGTGGGCAATCCTTATCACGGCTTGCGCCCAGCGAACTAGAGGGGACTTTGGGATATATGGACTGGGCGGCTGGTCGTGGCTCACCCTATGCTTCAGGTGAGGACTGGCAGTATCGTTCAGCACAGTTGTTACCAACTAATCAACCAAAAAGAACAGTAGCCTGGAATCCTAATCAGAGGGCTTAAATAATGCCGATACCATGGTTACCGCAGACACCGCAGGAACGCTTGTTATATGGTTCAGGCATCCCTGAAACAAAAGCCCCTATTCCGGCGTGGTCACCGGATGAGCCGATTGTGATACCCATGAGGACACAACCCATAGGCGAACCAGAAGCAGAGATAGTTATCAACACACCTACTCGTAGTTATACTGCGCCTAAGCCTAAAGTATCAGATGAAATTATCATCAATACTAAAAAGACACCTGCGAAGAAAGAAACAGCAACATGGGAAAAGCCTGCCGAGTTTGCGTCTAGTCTAACCGAAAAGATAGGGCAGACCATAGCCAAGACACCCATACTTCCAAAGGTGATGGAATGGGCATCGCCTCTTTTCAATTTCCTATATGGAGTTGATAGGGTATGGGGGGCGATGGTGACTGCTGGTGCTTCCCCAAGACTTGAATGGAAGGAGGGGGAGAACTGGTTCACCCATCAGATGAGGGAGTATGACGCATGGGAGTCACCCACTTATGTTAAAGGGGCTGTTGAATTTCTAAATCCTGTGTGGTGGATTCCTTTTGCCGGTTGGGGTGCTAAGGCTGCGAAAGCTATTGGAGTTGGCGGCAAGGCACTCAGAACGATTGAAACTACAGCTAAGGTTATGGAAAAAGTCGGTCTGACAGGGAATTACAGCGGCTTTAAGAACGCCGAGAAGATAGCTAAATCTGCCGCTGAGAAGTCAAGCCTGTTCGCAGAGGGTAAGCTGACACTACCTTCTGCTCAACAGATAGGCGAGATGCACTTCACGGCTGATAACTTACAGAAAGCAGCATCGGCTATGGAAAAAGTCCCTGCGCTGAAGCCGCTTAAAGACGCAATCAATCGTGCCGGGCACATGGATGATGTGATTGTGCTGGCAGAGAATATAAAGACACGCAGGCTCGAACCCAGATACATGAACAAGATGGTAGATGGGGAACAGGCGATTGCCCCGGTCAAGGACTATATCGCACAACAGGTTGTCATACAGCAGGCTACTCATAGCATAGCGTCTGACAGTATGCAGGCGTTACTCATGCCCCAGTTACAAAGGTATGGCAACCCGGTTAAGTTAATGCGTGCGTCTGATAACGGGCTTACTGATATTGTGGCAAAACAAGCGGGCATAGGCACTGGCACAGTGGATATTGCCGAGAACTTCATTAACAGGACGGGGCAGGTTGATACATTATACGAAGGATTATCCGACACGCAGAAACAATATTTGATGGCTGTTAAAAAGGTGGCAGAACAATACGACCAGTTGTTAGTGGATGAGTTCAGGGATGCCGCAGTAAGGGAACTTCCGGCTGGTGCGTCTGAGGCTATGATAGTCAAGCGTGCCAGAAAACTAGCTGGTGTAAATGAAGATGAGATACTTTTACCCAGGCTGGTAGAGGGCAAGGTCACGCCTGAAGGTTTCGAGAAGTCACGCTATGGTATCAACAGTGAACTGAGCAGAACCCATAAGACAATGAACGAGGGTATCTTTGGTGAATCTGCCCGTGGGTATTCAATCAAATACAAGAACAATCTTAATAACAATGTCCAGCAGTTTATAGATAACTACGCCAACAAGATAGCTAATCATCGCTGGAAAAAGGGCATTGAGCCACTGGGTAAAACACTCAAGGAAAGTCTGTATTCATACGAGCCTGAGTTTATGGAAGAGTTGGCGAAGTCAGGCGTGCGTGTAGCCGATATGAACTTTGCCGAAAAGACAATTACTTCGTTCCTATCCGGCAAGTCCAATACTATTCCGTCTGCCACTGTGCGCAAGATAATGTCGTCACCGCATATACCGCAGGCTACAAAGGATGCTATCACCACAGCATTGTCGTTGAAACCGGCCGAGGCACAGAAGATCATTGATAATGTCTGGACTGAGTTAGGTGTTAATTCCAAAATCAGTAAGGCAGACTTCGTGGATAAGATAATTGAATCACGTGGTGCCGACAGTGTTAAGGACATACTGATTAGCGATGTTGAAAACGCTGTATCAAAGTTGTCACAGAAGGGCAGACCCAATACTAAAGCAGTAATGAACAACGCCTATAAGACGCTGCTTACCAACCGCTCAAGAACTGAGCTAATGAAGCAGGCACGTACTGGTGTCTGGGACACGATGGGGATGGCGAAAGAAGAACTGCGTGCGTTCCAGTCAAAGTATGCCAAGTTGAAAGACCAGTATTCAAAGGGCGGGTTTAGCAAAGTTACTGATGTTACCTCAAAGGTAATGGACGAAACAGGTAACATTATTGAAACACCAGTTGTCAGACCTTACTCAGCTACTCTTAACAACCCTGCTTTTCAGGGGCGGTTATTCCCCACTGAGGTTATAGAACAGGCTGAGAAACTGATAGGCGACCAGGGGAACAAAGTCTTCTCTAATGCCGCCTCAATAAGCGGATGGATGCGGACAATGACGGCAGCGCTGGACTTTTCTGCCCCGTTCATTCAGGGGTTACCGGCACTGGCAAGAAACCCTGCGGCGTGGGCAAGGGCTACGATAGAACATTTTAGGGCTGCGTTTGCGCCTGACCAGTATGCTAAATACTTGGGTAGGTCAGATAACTATGCGGCTAGGGCAGAGAGATTATTCTACGGCGGCACTGGCTCAATATCAGAGTTCCACGAGGCTATGCCGCAGGTTACGAAAGCGTTGGGCAGCGTCCCCAAGATTGGTGGCAAGTTACAAAGTCTATCCAAGCACACACTCGGCAGGACTGAGGCGGCGTATGGTGCTTTCGGCGAGGTGTCCCGTGATGAGTTGTGGAAGGCTATGCGCCATAAGGCGATAGACAAAACAACCGGAAGGTTGGACACAAAGGTAGCAAGGGAACTGGCTTCCAGTATAGACAAACTAACAGGCAGTCTTAACATAGACCCGTTACTCATAGGCAAGTCACAGAAACAGTTTGAGAACGGGTTTATGTTCTTTGCATCAAGATACACCCGTGCTGGTCTGGCATTAGCTGGTGATGTATTCCGTGGCGGGTTAAGAGGCTCAGAGGCACGCATGGCGTTGGGTTCGATGGTGGCGGGCGGAACACTCATGTATCTGCGTGTGTGTAACGCTATGGGGCAACAGCCTAACCTAGACCCGACTACCGGCAAGTTTATGACGGTCAAGATTGGCGGCTACAATGTGGGTATCGGCGGTATTACCACATCTCTAATAAGGTTCGGGTATGATGTGGTGGCTAGCGGGGCAGAAGACCCATCTGTATTCTTGGACTTCAGCAATCGGTTTGATAACCCATTCACTAAATTTCTGTACAGCAGGGCTGCGCCCTTAACACAGACCATTAGCGAAGTTATAGACAACAAAGACTTTCTGGGAGAACCGCTTGACAGCCCTGAAGCGTGGGCTAGGTTTGTGGCTTCATCCACAATCCCAATCTCATTTCAGAACTTCATGGATGACACCAGTGTTGCCAGTAAGGTAGGGGCGTTCCTTCCTGAATTTATGGGCGGCAGGACATTCCCCAAGAGCGATAGCGAACTCCTGACTGAAGCTAGAGATAGATATGCTCAGGAATATGGCTTCACCTCCTACAAAGATATACCGGCAACGGCGTTGATTGATGGGCGCAAAGTTAAGGACTTAATAGCGGAGCAACAGGATATACAGACACTTTCAGATAACATCGTAATGAACAACGAGCGTAGGGGATATACTGAAGGCTTGCGTTACACGGATTGGCGTGACGAAAAAGAGGAAGCTCGTGCTGTGTTCCAGTTGTCGGCGCTCAAGGCAGAGAAAAGGTATCAGGCAAGACTATCCAGTGGATACGACTACAAAGAGTCAATTAAGAAAGCGCAAATTGGTTATGCGGCTACTCTGGAAGCGGTTGATAAGCGATACGAAGATGTGGTTTCCGGTATTAACTCCAACCCCAAGACTACTGCGGACATAGCCTACTCAGCTATTATGGATGCCTACAATAGCGGACAGTTTGAAGATGAATACGGCGTCTGGGACTATGACGCTGCCAACACCTTCAAGGAAAGCATCCTGTCAAGGCTATCGGCAGAAGATAGATTGGCAGTTGAAGATACCATCAAGGCAAAAGACAAAGAAATGCCTGCGATGTATCAAGAATATAAACACGCTCAGGAGGTGCTGAAAGAGTATTGGGGCATAAACGACCTTGCCGACAAGTATTTCAAGTTTGAAAGTTCAGCCAAAGAGAGATTTATTTCCAGACGCAGGAGTATCTTGCGCAAACAAAAACGTGATATAGACCATTATCTAAAATTATTTTATACGAGAGAGGTTTAACTAAATGGAAACTGGGGCAGAGACTAAAACCGAACAGGCAGTTGTAACGCCAGTGGAAACACCCGTTACTACTGAAGCTGTGCAGGAAAAGACTTACACCCAAAAAGACCTTGACAAGATAGTTGCCGAACACAAAGAGAGAGAAGAGTCAAGAGTCAAGGGGCTAAACAAGGTTGTGTCCAAGAAGGACACTGAAATTGAGGCTCTGAGAAAGACAGCCTCACCGAACGAAGCCACGCTACCGATATTGCGTAAGATGGCTAAGGCACTAGAAGAAACCATATCTAATGGGTATGGGGATGAAACAGTAGCCAAATCAGCCAAATCAAAGTTGACTGAAATCAACAATGAGATTACGCAGATGCAGTTGCGAACCGAACAATCCAAAACCGAAGCCATCAGGGACAGTATGTGGTCAAGGATAAAGGACTTAGGTCTGAATCCCGACCCGTCAGCAGACGACTATGACGAAAGATTAGACCCCGTTATAGCGTTCTGGACTGCTGGTAATCCCCAGATGGCACAGCAGAGGCTTGACAAGTTGGCAGCCAAATTAACGAAGGAGAAAGAAACCGTGGCAGAAAAAGAAACCGTTAAGGTTGATACAGCAAAACTTGAGGCTGAAATCAGGGCAAAGATAATCAAGGAATACAATCTGGATTCACAGGATACCGGCGGTGCTGGCGGCGGCGTTCCCGTCTTTACCGCTGAACAGGTTGCCAAAATGGATGAAGTTACCTATGCCAAGAACAGGGTGGCAATCCAGCAGGCAATCAACGCAGGACGCTTCAAATAAATTTAGGAGAAAATAAACTATGGCATATAATGCCGGTTCTGACCCTACCCTTGCCGAGTTGATAACCAGGTCATTTGTACCAGTTGTCGCCTCGAAAGACGCCTTTGCCGCAGTCAAGAGCAGTCTTGTCTGTGTCAATGCGTTCAACACCAGTTTCAGGAATCAACTGAAGAAAGGCTATAAAGTTGAAATCCCTGTCTTCACGGCTGTTAGCACTACCGAAGTAACTCCTGGCACTGAACCGACTGCGGCTGATGCTAGCACCTCCAGCACTTCTATCACAGTTGACAAGTGGTATGAAGCAAGCGCAGAAATCTCTAACCTGATGGCGATTGAAGAAGTTGCCGACTATCTTAAGGGTGCTATTGACGAATGTTCCTATGCCGTAGGCAAGGCGATTGACACCGATGTTAACGGCTTGTTCTCTACGCTGGCTAGCTCATCCGTCTATGGTGCTGACGGGCAGCCCTTCACTGACGAAATCTTCGTTGACCTGGTGGAAACCCTGGACGAAGCGGACGTGCCGGACGATGGCAAACGGGTTCTGATTGGCGATCCCTCTACCCGTGCCGACCTTCTGCTCATTGACAAGTTCGTTCGTTCTGACTATGTCCGTGAAGTAGTCCCCACTGGTAAAGTCGGTATGCTTTACAACGTCAACTGCTTCTTCACTAACAACCTGACCGCCACCACCACGGGCGCATACGGCGTGCTGGCTCATCGTGACGCAATCGGCATTGTCATTCAGAAGGACATCAACGTTAAACACTACGATATGTCCTACAAGTTCATTCAGAAAATCATCTGCGATGCTGCTTGGGGTGCTGACGAAATCAGGGACACATTTGGGAAAAGTTTCTATACTCGCAAAAAATAGCCCAATGAACATAGTGAAGGGGATTAGTGTATGCCTATTTATTGCTATTCTTGCCATACTTGCGGTGCTAATGTGGAGATACTCCAGCAACTAGGCTGTAACGCACTACAATGCGATTGCGGGCGAGCAATGGCTAAGATGCCTACATTCCCTTCACTTGTCAAAAACAAAGGCGAGGGGGGCTATCCGTCGAGGCAAAAGTTCTTGAAAGGGACAGCCCCCAATACCGCAGGGTACCGGATAAATCCTGCGGGGCTTGACGTTAAGAAAGAGTAACGCAAGTGTCAAGACTAAAAAGGAGTTGAAATAATGTCGCAACAGGTTAATGTATCAAAGAGTTTGAAGTTCCACGGGGACGCTGCCAATTCAGTTAATATCTTTGGCAATCCGTCTTGTGAAAAGATGGTGCTGTGTGATGATTTCACGGCAGTTACCATAGACGTTACCAACGACTATGTGACCACACTGGACGGCACAGCTGACGCAGTAGCCATCACGGGTGGTGGCGCACATACTGTTACCCTGACCACGGGTTCAACTGACAATGAGGTGTCATTCTTGGGCGGACATCTAATCTTTGACATCAGCAAGAATCCTGTCATAGAAACTAAAGTTACCATTACTGATGTATCGGGGACTTGTTTCTACTTCGGGTTCTCTGATGCCAATACTGAGGCCACGCCTGCCTCTACCATAGACTATGCGGATGCTACGCTAGCGGCTGCGGCTACTGATGCGGCTGGTTTTGTAGTGGATGCCGACAAGTCCAGTTCGTTAATGTACATGGCTACCATAGCTACCGGTGGTGCTGTGGCTGGAGTGACCACGGGTGTTACCTGGACTGACGGGCAGACCAAGACCCTACGAGTAGCTCTCAACACAGAGGGTGATGCGTTCTTCTGGGTAGATAATGTGCTTAAAGGGATTGTCCAAACTGCCGTAACGGATGTGCCGCTTTGCTTTGTTTACAACTATGGAACTCGTGCCAACGATAGTTCCAACACCGTAGTTGTGGACTATATCAAAGCTTGGCAAGACCGTTAAGGGGGGATGTAATGCCTAGAAATGTATATGTAGGAAACAAACTCAGGTTTATGCCGAGGTCAGACATAGGCTTCAACATACAGGGCAACTGGAACACGGACAAGATGGTTCTGTATGATGACTTTACTGGGGCTGCGCTGGACTCAGAACGCTGGGTATTCGCAGGGAACAACGGCGGGG